TGCCCTGGTGCCGTCAGCCGGCCGGCCGCCTTGGGCCATGCAAACCACCAGCTCGTCGCAAAGTGGCTGGAATGCCTTGAGGCAGCGGTCGATAAACTGAGCCTCATGGCCGGCGATCAGGTAAATTGATATTTTAGGATCTCGGGTTGCCATCCTAAAACTCCCGCAAACCCAAGACGTAAGAGCCGATTGATGTATCGATGGTGGCAACGCGGTAGCTGACCGAATTGGCTACCAGAACAGACCCGATAGTGGGTGCAGTGGCTAGGTTCGCCACGTCGATGGTGAAGGTAGAGTTAAGATCCAGATCAAATCCGCCCAGCTCGACCGCTTCCTTTCGGGTGATAGTGGAAAGCACGCCGGTGACGCTAGTGGCTCCGATGGTGGCGGCCGTGCCGGTTTGCTCGTATAGAGCGGCCAAACTTTCTTTCAGGCACTCTGTGAATTCAGACATGAGAGGATTTCTATAAGTGGAAAGGGCGGTGAGCCTTTCAGCCCACCGCCCTCCCCGAGTGAACTAGCTTCCGTTGATACGGACCAAGCTCGATGTCTCTCCGGCTTTCACGCCGTAGATCAGGGCGTAGGTGCGTTGGAGTTTCCCGAGAACCACATCGTAATTCTCTCGGACCATGACGGATAGGCCGGTCTTGGGCTCAGTGACCACGCTGATGTCTCCAGGGATGGGGACGCCAGTAGGAACTTCCGGAACGCGGGTGGCGATCAGGAGGGCTTCCTGCTGGGCGAAGAATCCGCCGAGCGTGATGCTGTTGGAAGGCACTGCGCTGTACTGGTTGATGTTGAATCCAGCCACATTGCCGATCCCAGCCGTGCGAACGAGGTCGCCGGTGATCTGGGGATTGGCTACGACGGTCGTGTCATTCAAAAGAGCGCCGTAGAAGCTGGGGTTGAGCACAGCGTAGCGGCCGTTGACCGGCACGTTGGCGTTGTTAAGGGTGATACCAGCCGACACTACCGAGCGGTAGGTGAAGGCCGAGGATGCCACCGTCAATGCGCTGGTGAAGCTGGACGATGTGACGAGCGCGAGCAAGTCACCGACCATCTGCAAGCCCAGGGCGTGAGCGGCCGCACCGGCGAAACGCTCGATCAGGTTGATGTTGGAGCTGGTACGCTCTTGATCATCCACAGAGTAGGAAACGTGCTTGAACTTGTTGAGAGTGATCTGCACGTCCGTCTGAGTGGTCGCAGTCGCTGCGTAGCCGGTGGACTGTGAATAGTCCTGGGCGGTCGTCGCAGAGATGCGGTGGGTAAATACTGATGCGTTATACTTCGCGGCTTCAGAGCTGAAGTCCGTTACTGCATTGCGCAAAAAACTATAGTCCGCTACGAGGATCTCAAGAGCCCTCTGCGCGATTACATTCGCATTCGTTGTTCCGATTGTGTTGGCCATTGTAGTGTTCTCCTAGTGGACTGGATTACAGTCCGAGTTTGCGAAGCATCTCCGTCCTTCGGGCCGGCGATGTCTCCGCGTTGAATTGATTGAGGATTTCAGCCCGGCCGAGCGGTTGGCTCAGTTCAGCGGGTACCGCCACCGCACCAGCGGCGTCGGCCTTGGCTTTTTCCAAAGCGATAACATTCTTGGGCGTCTGGGCACTCATCTCGGACTCTTCGTCCTCGTCTTTTTCTTTGGCCTCGACCTTGGGTGCTTCCGGCTCTTCGTCCTCTTTCATCATGGCGATGAGCTGAGAAAGCATGGCTGCAATATCCGTCAAAGTAGGTTCTGCCATTTTCTCCTCGTCCTTCTTGTACATGCCGTCGCCGAGTTCGGCTTTGGCTTCAGCGGGAGCGGGAGTGGCTTCGGGTTCTGGAGCCGGAGCAGGCACGACAACAGTCGGCTCACTGAGCTCTTTCTTTACTTCAACAGGTGCTTCGTTCATTTGAAGTTTTTTGATGTCAACTGCTGTGAAGGCAGAAAAGATGCCGGCAGGGTTGGCGGCCGGTGTACTGACCACGGAGATGTCGTAGATCTCCGTTACCCTGGCGAATCGGTTGCCCTCTTTTTCCTCGGGCACTCCGCTGAAGGTCAGCGACAAACCAAAGCCCTCGGGCAGTACCTCGGCCAAGTGCTGTACAAATTGCGCTTCGTTGGTGTTGAACAGGGTTAGATCGCCCATCAGTCGGTCGCCCTCGATCCTGAATCCATCAATGAATCCCAAGATATCCATGACCTGCTTAACGCCGTGGCCGTTGGTTACCTTGATCCGGCCCATGGTGTTGGCCACGGCCAGCGCCTGCTGCAGGCTGGTTTGATCGATCAGCAGGTCATGGCCCTTGGCCTCGCCCGCAGTTAAAATTGATACGCTTTTGATTTTGTTGGGCATGTAGCCCAGCACGATGTCAAAGCAGATCGCCGTCAGCTTCTCGGTAGGACTTCTTAACCGTGCCACCAGCTTTCATAGTCAGGAACTTGTTAACTCGGGCAATGGCCCAAGCTGTCCGGCTGTTCGGCCTGCCACCGCCAATCGTCGGGCGAAAGCTGCTGCTAAACGCCCCGGCGCCCCGGCGAAATACCTTTTTGAGCGTGCCGAGGGTGGGCGGTGTTTTGGTGGGGTAGCGCTTTTTATATTCGGCAATCTTGTTTTTCAGAGCCTCTTCGGTGGCGGCCGATATCTCAATATCGCCTGCCTTCGACCTGGTGGACGCGGTGCCCGTGGGATTGGTCTTGCTTCCCTTGATCCGTTCCTTGGGTGGTGCGGGTGTTTGGCTGGCTGACTTCGGCCCTGTCCGAGCCGCCATCTCTCGGCGTTTCATCTGTGCTTCCGCCCAGCTCTTGCCCGGATCTCCGCCCCATAATGCCCACGCAATCCGACCGGCGCTGGGGAATCCGGGTTCTCCCGGGTTAAATCCTTCGCCCTGCTTATCGACTTCATGCCTTGCGAAAAAGCTGGCCATCCTGCCAATCGTTTCGTCAGGCAGATCTTTGCCGTTGGCAATGTCTCGTGCTCGGGCTACTCCGACCAGCGTGCCGCCCCGGCCGTACTTGCGTCGCCATTCCAGGCCCTTCTTAGCCTCTTCCATCATCCCCTTATTGGGGACGGCTAACTCAATTTTTTTTTCTTTTTTTTTAAGATCAAATCCAACGGCGCTGGCCACCATGTCTAGCTCTTTGGAGCTAAGTTTATAGTCCGCGTCGTCCCGCATGGTGAAAGCTTCCGCGGGCTTGGCCGATAGCTCCATCTGCCTCATGCAGACCGCTGAGCGCTGATCGTTTTCTGGGAACTCCGCCACCATCGTGGGGTTGCCCATGCAGCGAGCCATAAACTTGTCGTCAGTTTCACCGGGGTTGCGGGTGGGCAGATCCAGCTCCACCTTTGCCGCCAGCTCCGCATCTGGCCCAGCGTTGGGATCTTTCTCAGGATCGACCGGCGTAGGCTCTTCGATGGCGGGTGCTTCTGCAACAGGTTGCACTGGTGCTTCTTCATCCACCTCTGGCGCAACTTGGCCCATGCTTCCAATGAACTCTTTTTCTTTGGCTATTTGCCTGACTTGCTCTTCCCAATCTAAGCCCATCTCTCCGAAATAATGCTGCAGACTAGATAGGCCCGCCTTATAGTTTTCACGCTCTTGCAAGGCGTCGCGACCTGCATCCACCGTCAGTGACTTCGGCGTCTGCCATGTAACCTTGGGGTAATCCTCAACCGCAGGCAGGTCTCCGTTTGCAATGGCTCTGCCGATAAAGTAACGCCAGGCGCGGTTGCAGAATCTATCGATGAGTAGCCGTTGCCGTTGCTCGAATCTGCGCTGGGCCTTGGCCACGACAAACCGCATGCCTGCCCCACCCACGCTTGCTGGGTCGTAAACGAATTCAACAGGCAACCCGAGTCCCATCGCCACGTCACGAATCAGGAACTTGGCGAAAGGCTCAAAGCCGGCGTGGGGTCTGTTCGGCCCGATCATCTCAATCTTTTCACCGGGTGAAAGGCGCGGGATCGTGGCCGACGATGTGATCTCCTCCCGGGCGATGGTAGGTTCGCCGGTGTCCTGCGCCTGCACTGTCCCAAAGAATCCACCCTGCCCAGCCAGCTCGTCGCCCTGGTCGGTGGTGATGACGGCCGCAATACTGCCCTGCAGTTTCAATGCGTCCTTCTCAAACTCGCCCAGCATCTTTAGATCCCGAACGTGGTTGAGTGCGCGGGCCAGTGAAGATCCGCCACGGATCTGGTCGGGCCGTTCCAGCTCCATTAGATGGATCACAGTGTCGGCCGACAGCTTGCGGTACAGCTCGCCGGTTTGAATAAGGTACCCGGTGGGTTCGCCCAGCTTACCGACGAACACGCCGTCGGCCGTGCCATAATCATCGCCCTCGCAAACGCGGTGGCCTTCAACGATCTGCAGCTTGCCCTGTTCGGTCATGATCACAAACACGTCGCCGTCCACGTCGATGGATCGCGAAAGGGCTAAGAGCATATCCGTCCAAGTCATGCGGCCGGTGACTTCGGGGTTGGGCACCACTACGTCACGCCAGTATTCCTCGCACAGCCGACCAAACTCTTGATCCTCACCGCGGTACTGCGGGCGCAGTCCGGGCCCGATGCTGTAGGTGGCGATGGAATCCACCGCCCCTTTGATCAGGCCGACGTTGCGGTACATGTGGCGAGCCAGCTTGAGCAGCTCCAGCCGGGTGGCTTCGTTTAGATCTAGGCGGGAGTCGCGAGCATGGGCGCCGTAGATGACCGGCCGCTTACGCGAAAAGCCAGCGCCTTCGTAGGGTTGGAACGTGCTGATGCCAGCACCGAATCCAGCGCCAAACGCCTTTACTCCGCGCCCTAGCCTTGCCACTAAAGAAAGTTTCTCGGCCATGTTAGCTGTCCAAAAGATAGGTGAACGATGCGCTGGTACGTGTTACCTGTACGCCGTTTAGATAGTCGATAGCTGCCTGAAATAATTCAACGCGCTCGGTAGGTTTTAAGTCAATTTGAAAACTGGCGGATTGTCCGCCAGCACTTGTTCCAACCAAAGCACGTCCTGATGCCGCCCCGGTCATGGCCGCATTGCGGTCAGCGGCAAGTTCGGTCAGGGCGCTTGCGGTAACTCCAGAGGCTTGTGCCAGGTAGTTCGTCGCAACTGCCCGCGTTAGTCTGCGGGAAATAGCCATCACGACGCCTCAGGTGTCAACGGATCTGCCTCCATAGATGCAGTCGGTCGGATGATCTTTCCGTATACGGCAAAGCCAGCCAGATAAGTTTCGCAGTCATACAAGTGATCCTGCCGGCTTTTGATCCTGATCCATTCGTACAGATCGCGGCCAGTTTTGCGGTTGATCCGATGCACCTTTTTGTGACTGCTCATGTGCTCTTTGTAATCAGGCGATACGTCGTGCGCCACTTCCCACCGCGGCCCCTGCCCTCGGCGTAACCACGCCAGCAGATCTTGGCAGGCCGGCGAGCTAAGGAGCAGGAGCATGCAGCCGGCGTCGGTGGGTTGTTCGGCGGAGTGCACCGACTTCATTCTGCCCCTGGGCGTTTCGATCCAGTAGTTGGGACGCTCCTCGCCTTTCAGTGCCTTGAATTTATAGCGTGCGCAGATGCGGTAGGAATCGTGGGCCTCATAGCCTGTATCCATTGCCGTATGCTTGGGATCGACTCCAAGCGCATGTAGGTGCTGGGCCACGTCCTCAATGGTGCGGGCCCTGCCCTCATCGATCAATCGGCTTGATCCGTCCCTGGCAAATGCCCGCACGACAAACCAGTACTCGTCGATCTGTCGATCTATCGCCGCCAGCTTGATGTGTTCCGTTTCCCAGTTCTGCTTTTTGGCAAAGGCTCCGGCGGGTATGTCCACAGTTTTGTCGTCATCGAACTGATCCTCCCACGGCATGGCACTCCAGCCGTTGACGAATCCCTGCAGGCCGTGCAGGTAGTGCTTCTGGGTTAGGAACTGTTTGGCGCAATCCGCGATAGTTACTGTGGGTGAGTACCAGCTGGGTAGCCGCATGCTGCGCCGGCCGTGTTCGGCGTTGGTATTGCTGGCCACCCACTTGCCCTGCTCCACCGCGGTGCGCTTGTGCGATTCGCTCCACGGCTCGTTGCACTTGGTGCAGTGGTAGCGGGCAGTTTCTCCGACCTTCTGCAGATCCCATTTGCCGTCGGCGTTGCGGGCTTCGTCCGCCCACCGCACTTGCCCGAACTCCATCGCCTGGTATTGCCCACACGCATGGCAAGGCACGTGGAATGTTTCCTGTGTGCCGGCTTGGAAGTTCTGCCAGATGTCGCCGGTGGATAGCGTGGGCGTGCTGGTCAGCACGTGTTTGCGGTTGGGGAAAGCCTTGGTGCGTTCCAGCGCTAGGTTGTAGGCGGCCGCTTCCTTTTCGGTGGGTGGCGCAAACTTGTCCAGCTCATCCAGCACTGCGATGCAGATTGGTCGCGAGCTGATGTTGGCCGGGCTATTCGATCCGACCAGGCTAAGCGTCATGGTGGTGAACTGCATTTCGAGGATCTTAAAATCGTCGCTGTCGTAGGGGAACAGGTCGCGCACCGGCTTGCACTTCTCGAAGATCGGAGTCAGTCGCGTTTCGCTGTAGCTCCTAGCCAGATCCGCGTTAGGCATGACCAGCAGGGCCGGCGCTGGGTCATTGGCGATCCTGTACGCCAGCCACACGGCCAGCGTCAGCGTTTTGCCTGTCTGACTACCCCAGCAAAGGCTAACGGTATGTACGCCCGGATCGGCCAGCGCTTCCAGTACGCCAGCCACGTATGGCGTGTACTTGGTTGAGTACAGTCCAGGGCGGGCAGTGATGCGGCTGTCTAGCTGAATGTAACGCTCGGCCCACTCGATCACGCTGGGGGGTGGTTCGTAGTTCCACCGGGTGCGTTCGCGTTTGAGTAGCTGTTCGGCCGCCTTCACAGCGCTGCCTGTACTTGTCGCATCAGCTGGCCCACTTCGCTCTCCACCTCGCGCTGGATCTCGGCCGCTGTCCGGCCAGCGCAGATCGGGGCTAGCCTCTTGGCCATGCCCTGGAGGAGCGGGATGAGGGCGTTATCGCGGCGGGCAAGGATCTTGTCGGCCTCGTCGATAGGCACCATTTTGCCCTCCGCCTCGTTAATGTCCGGCCGGTCGCCTTTCATTTTTCGCAGTGCCTCGACCACCCGAGTATAGTCGCCGATCAGTGAGGAGCGCTCCGGGCCGCTGGCCTCTTTGGCCGCTTCGCCCAGGGTGGCGGCCAACGATTCCAGCCGGTCGATCTCGCCGTCCAGTCCGATCCCCGGCAACGGCTTCATCGGCTTGCCCTTCACTGCCTGATTTTTCTCAAGCTGGCGCCGGGCTTGGCGCAGGCCGACGCCGGTGGCGGCGGCTTGAGCAAGGATTGCGGAGTTCGGTCGGCGTCCCATAGGGGTCAATCAATGTTTTGCAATTTTACTCAAAAAAACAACGAAGGTCTTTGCCAT